CAATTCCAATATTTCAGGTATAGGTTTTCCATTTTTCCACTTAACAAAATTATGCCATCGATTTTTTATTACACTACTTCCATAAAATAAATTATGTACTTTTTGAACATCTAACATCACATGGTCATTTCTGTAATGAGAAAATTCAGATAATCCCATTTCTAATATATGCTTATCGGAAAACTTAAACGCTTTTGAATTTGTTTTGTAATGACTTCTCCTATCTGTAAGTTTCCCTGCTATGGCTGTAACACTATCATAAACAACTTTATCAGCATTATTTATATAAGACTGTACAAGCGATAAAGTATTTTTAAATGTAACAATGAAATCTTTAGCAATAATTTTTATGTCGCTTCGCATTCTATCTTTCTGTTCGAAATTCATAAAATCTGCAAGGTTGAAAGTGCTAAAAATAGACTCAATAAAAGCTATTTTTAATTTATATTCATAAGGTGAATTTCTTAAATCTTCTATGCCGTGTAGGTATCCGCAAACTGTTCTAGGTTTTGAGTTTTGGATTTCAATATATAATGAATTAAAATTAATATCAATTTTTGAAAGTTCTTTGCAGAAATTCAAATTAGCTAGATACCTATCTATTTCTTTATTTAACTTAACTATATTTACATCTTCTTTTGTTGATAATTCATTCATTTTAAACCTCTCTTTATTTTCCTAAACCATTTTATGTAAACATTTTTTACATTGCTCATGTAAACATTCTTTACAAGGAAAGCCTAACGCAATTCTGCAGAAATTAACGCTAGGCTTTGAGTCCTTTTATTTAGACACGGTGAAAATGAGCATTACAAAGAGGCTTACCGTGTTGTTTAGTCCCAACCGGGCAACCCCAATCAGGACTTATTTCGGACACCTCGGAAATGAGCATAGTTTAGAGGCTTGAGATGCTTGTTTTTATTCAGAATGTACCAGCGTTGGATTCGAACCGCCCTCTGCTATTTCTAGCATGCTTTCACCAAATAAGCTAGTCTGATACATTCGTTACTTTTTCTACATAAGTAGATAAGCTATATTTAGTATAGCATATTTTGCAAAAGAATACCCCCTAGCGGGAAGTTATAAACGCTAAGGGGAGAGGTTAGGAGGTAACACAGCTTATTGGTATAGGTCATTATATTAAATGGTACGGAGTTTGTCAAGTTAAATTATTGAATATAAACTTCTTGCGGTTCGTAACTAATTTTAAGTTGGTCGGCAATTTTAACATTAACAATAAATCTAATATACCCAGTTGGTCTAATTTCCCCGTCGTAAAATTCGGGGTAATCGCAATTCTTAGCATCAATACTAAAACTTTTTCTAAACCCGCCACCTCTAATCATTGGAACATATTTTACTTTAGCATCGCCTATTTTATTTAGATAGGGTCTGGGCTTCATAATGCACCCTAAAAAATGAGAGTGCGCATAGAAATAAGCGTCGGCTATTGGCACGTTTGAACTTTCCTGAATTTTGTTTAAGTCATTACCTTTTTTGTTGCCGGTTTTTGTGTGGTGTGAAATCCAAAAATCTTGCTTTCTGCATTTACTTTTATTTTTAAATATGTTTAATCTAAGGAACCCACTGTGCATACCAAGTAAAGGCAATCCGGCTTTTCTACACAAATATTCGATATTAGTATCGCCGTTTGAGAATATTTTAAAATGGTTTCCCATAATAACGCCCATGCATTTATCCGATATGCCTTTAAATAAAGGTGCGATGTGCTTGTCAATAAAATCCATGTCATCTTCATCTTCTGTGGTTAATGTGCTTACTGTCATTCTTCCGTCTTGATATGCTTTTCTTTTTCTGGTGGTATTGTTTGTGTCCTCAAACAAATCGCCATTAATAAAAAAATATGTGTCCTCGTTATCTCGAACTTCTTTTAATGCTATTTTAACGCCTCGAATGTCACATACTGATTTTGAGTTATCTTTTCGGAACGCTCGCTTATCTATGTGTAAATCGCAAAGGGGTAATATTGTAAAGCTTTTTTGTTTCGGTTTTATTTTTATTGTAAATCTTCCGTTAAGCATTAATCCTCCTTGCAGAAATTTTTCAAGTCCTCAATAGTATTAATGTTATCGTAACTTAAACACCTGCTGTTTTTAATCGACGTGCGTTCCTCTGCTGAGAAATTTAGATTGTTTACCTTGTCGCAAATTACGCTAGTTTTAACTGTAAAAGTATTACAACCTGTCGACAATATCATCATAATTATCGCCGTCATTACGTTTAATAATTTCATCAATAATTTCCTTTTCTTTTTCACGGTTTTTATAGTCCCGAAGTTCGTATTTGTTTTTAAAATATTTATAGATACTAAAAGTGAAAAGGGCTAGTAGTCCTATACCACCTAGCCCCTTAATTAATTCTGCGGTTTCAAACATTTCTTTTCCTTAAATTTATGTAATCATCTAAAAATTTTAGCATGGCAAACATTATACATAATTCTATCATAAATGTATATCTTTGAAAATACATACTTGTGGCTAAAAGTATTTCTGCATAGTGAAAACTTGCGGCGAATAGTAAAAATCTTACCTTGAGCGAGCCTAAGAAAAACAAAAGCGGTATCACGAAAAGCTGATGAAGTCTGAAATTATCATAAATCTTACTGCCGACAACTTTTAAAAATTTTGTAAGATTAAACTTACTAACGTCTACGTTTCCGGCGATATCGTCTAAGTGCTTATTGAACCAAACCGAATGCGATATCTTGTCAGGCTTAGTATCGTATTTTGTGGCGATATAGTTAATGGGTATCGATAGTCTTGATACTGGGTTTAGACCGCATTTAAAGCCTATTAGAAATAGAAGCACACAGCTTACAATAAAATATTTAATTGTTTTTCTGTCGATTAGAAACAGGCAGAATAAAAAGCAATACTGCCACCGGGCGAGTGTGGCTAATACTACCAGCCAAAAAAACTTCTCTTTGTTTTTATGAAACATGGCTAGTGCGAATAGCATTAGCGAATAACCCATTAAATCATTGCCGATTTTAAGACCCCAGCATAATATCGGGGAAATTGCAACACAAAAAGTTAATGCTTTGAGATACCTATTTTTAAGACCCAGCCAATTTGTTATTTTACATGAGGCAAAAAACAGTAGTGCTATTTGAATTAGCACAACAATGTCAAGTTTAAACTTTCCGAATATTGAACATACTTTTATTAATGCGCAATAAACAGGGGGCATTGTTGAAATCCAACTAATATAAGCACTACTGTCTTGGGTTAGTTCGTACATTTATTTTTTAATTAATGCTATTAGCTCTTTTGCTTCTTTTTTGATTTCGGCAATTTCTTCTGCGGTAACTTTATTATCTTCTAATGCGTGCATTAATTTATAGATTACGTCGATAGCTTCTTTTGCAACCTTAAACCACCTATTGCCTAAAATTCCTGCAACTACACCCATCGAAACTACCGCTGTCGTAACATAACTAATAACTTGATTAATATCAATTTCCATTGTTAATCTCCTTTGAATAAATAAAATTTTACATCATTTTTAAATACCGACTTCCACGCATAACTTAATTTTTTGACAAAGTTTTCTTTTCCCACATTTGCCACTATCGGTACATAACCACCCCAGTGCCCGCTCATTTCGCTAGGCTTTGGGTATAATGCACATATATGCCCATGTCCGCCTTTTTTACTTTGGCAAGCAAACACTAGTTTATTTTCTTGAGCTAATGCACTAGCGTCGTTCATGCTCACTTTTACAAAGCTATCAGAACTTTTGATTATTTCTATTTGCTTGTTAGCTAAAAATGCGTGTTCATTATCTCGCCATAAAATATCGGAACCGAAGCATGATAAAATAAAAGCTGAACCGATATTACAATATGTAAAAAGCGTTCCGCCGACCTGCTTTGGCTGAAGGTCGATATCTTCAACGGTTAATTTTAATAGTTTTTTAAATGCTATATTGTTCATTATGTCAATCTCAGAAAAACTTGTATGCCTACGTTTATGACAAAAGTAGCTATTACTATAGTCCAGCCTAGTCGGGTCTTAACGCCCCTCACTTCCTCCGCCAAACCCTTTTTTCCGTTACCATTGACGGTATGCTCAAGGTTTGTTATTTTAACGTTTTGACTTTTATTCTCTATGTCAGCCATTTTTTTATGAGCCACCTGGTTAGCTTCGATTCGTGCAAGCCTTTCGATTGTTTGGCTTTCAAATTCTGTCATTACCACCCTCTCTTTAAAATTACTTTAGCTTCAACTGCGGCGGTAGTTGATATTTGACCGCCTGCCCCACCGTTACCTGTAATTAATCCGTTAGATTGAAAAGTGTACATTGTACATGAATTTTCTAGCATCGGATATAATTGAAAACCATTGTTTGAAGCTGCTGCCGAACCCGTCATTGCGATATGCATAATACCTAAATTGCCACCTCCGCTAGTTGCGGCAAGTAACGTGAAATCTAAGGGAATAATGCCCAAGTTATGGTCTATAGTGTAGCTTGATGCTGCCGCAACTGCAAATCTTCCGCTGTCAAACTTACCACGCAAGGCATAAGTGATAACATCTGTAACTGCTGAGCCGTCGCTTACCCATTCGCCTAAAAAAGTAGCAGGGGTTACGGTCCAAACTGAACCGTCATACTGATGCATTTTCATCATAGGAATACTAAAGTGCCAATCTTCCGCTGTAGGGCTTACGGGGTAGGCATAGCCGTAGGTTAATGTGCTTGTGGTGTAGTCTAAAGTAGGAGTTCCACTATTATAATCTATATATATATATCCTGTTTCGTTGGCTGGAACTTGCACATTTGTTGTGGATAATACAGTAGCTGAGTAATCAATATTGCCGAGGCTATCAAAGCCATTTGCAATAGCCATTATTAATGGTTCTTCAGAACTTGCACCCACGTCTACCGAAATAGCCGCACCGATAGCCATAAAATCAGCATAGCCAGTAGCGTCAATAGAACCTGTTAATGCGGTTTGCCTAACTTCTGCTTTAAATGTTGCGGTAGAAATAACGGCGGTAACTTGCTTTGTCCCGTCGCCAAAAATTATGCCGTCGCCGCCGTCTAAAATTTTAATATTTCCGCCTTTAACTTCTAGGCGTTCAGTTGCTGGGTTAACACCATTTCCAATACTAATATCGCCATTGCTGTCAATAAAGAATCTTGCAGAATTGTTCACATATAGCCACATACCATTTATGGAATGGTCATACGCTAAAGCCCCAATGAAAGTATCGTTAGCGTCAGCAAATCCATAAGTTCCCTGCTTATCGTTCTTAGATTTTATTAACACATTGGCGTGATTATTTCTTTCTACTATCATGGCGGCATTAGTGTCATAAGAACCGCCTACTGGTGTTCCGTCCTGTAGTATGTGAAGCCCCACAACTGGCTCAATACCTAAACCAAGCCTACCATTAACGCCGTCTAAAATAATAGTATCAGTCGTCGGAGTAGTTGAACTTGCGCCAACACCAATAGTACCGCCAACGTGCATATCAGCAGTCCCAGTTGTGGTGTCGATAGTTACACCGTAATAATCGCCCGCGAAAACTGGAGCGATAAATAATAATGAGGCTAGTAGAATTTTACGCATTATTCGGCTACCTCGTACCATTGCAATAATACGCTTACATTTTTCGCCTGCCCTGCTATATTAGTAATGGAAACAAGATAGTCCTCTCCCCCGCCTAAAACCCATTCAATAGCTCCCTCGCCCGCCGTCCCTGCGGATTGCGGACCGCTACCGCCCTCGAGAAAAACACTGTCTATGATTAAGCCGCCGATATCTGAAATAGTCGCCTTGTACATTAGGGTTTTGCCTATCTCGGCAGAAAAGTCCTCTTGGTTTAAATTGGCGACGATTAGTAATGTGTCGGTGCTTGTTATAACTGGAGCGGAGCTAATTGTTACCAGTGAATTTCCGCCAACGTTATAAGAAATATGTAAATGCGTGTCCGCAGTATTTGTAGTTCTGATTAGAACATAGCCCGTGGCATCGTCGGCTAATTCTAAAAATGTGGCAACCGCTCTTCTCTGCGTGCCTCTATGAGCCTGATTATGTTCCTCTGATATAGTTACTAATGCTGGCACTTCTCGGTCGATAGGCGCGATTGTTATTCCGTCCCAAAGCATAATTTTGGAATGTGTACTAATAGCAGTTTGCGGGGCATAGGTGCCGTCGCCATTATCAGACAATGGAACCGAATAAGCAGTTTGCGTAACATAATCGTTAATTGTATATTGACCGTCCGCCGCATAAATTTTACATCCGCACGTTATTAAAAATCCTACAAATAAAACCGTCCATATCTTCATTAATTTATTCATTGTATTACCCTCTCGTACCATTCTATAGCGACAGAAACATTAGTAGCACTTCCGCGAATATTTATCAAACGCATTGTGTAAGTCTCGTTTTCGTCCAACAGCCACTCAAAGCCTGAACGAACATCGCCGCCTGTGGCTTTGTTTTTCTCTCCACCAATAAGAAGCTCGTCATCGCTCCAGTCATTGTCCACGCTTAATGTCGCATCTGCCCGAACTTGGGATACTGGGGGATAGGAAAATACTTTATTCATGGTCGTGATATTTAATAATGTGCCACCAGTTGTGACGGTCGTGCTTGACATTGCAACAAGAGCATCGCCCGAAGCGTTTACCTTAAACTTTAAATGTGCGTGCCGTCCGCTTCCTGTGTCGATAGAAACATAGGAAGTCGCGGCATCAGCTAAATCTATTTTAGCCGCCGTCGCTCTATATGCGTACCCCTCGTGAACCATTGTATGCTCAGGGTCGATAGCGACTAGTGCGCTTGACTGCTCGTCAATATTAACACTGGTGTCGCCGTCTCGAACAGAAACAGGGGCGGTAGTTGTAATAGCCACCCCTTGTGAAAATGTGGTCCCATTGTCATATAAAAAAATAGGACGTGTTTCCTGAGTTGCTATGTCGATTATCTGATATTCAGAGTCGGCACAAAGCCCAACTATGCACAACCCAAAAACTACAATGTAAAAAATAAATAATGATTTAAAATTCAAGTTCATTTTCGTCCCCTATCATTTTTTCAAATTCATTAGCGGACCGTCGCCAATGTTCCTTCTGTGCTTCATTTCCTGATTGCTCAACTTCGGAAAGTTGCTTGTAAAAATTCAGCGTTGTTTCATATTCTTCTCGCGCTTGCTTCAAATTCGTCTCCATAAATCTAATGCCGTCGTTAAACCCCTTCTTGTAACTCTTTTTGTGAATGCCGCCGCAACCTGTAAAACTTAGTGCTAATCCTATAATTAATATGTGTTTCATGTTATCCCCTTTTTTATGCTATTAATGTAAACCCATTGTCGCCGTCGGCAGTATTTCCACTATACCCCCACCATTGCCCCATATCGTGTGCGTAGCAGAAAAATAAGTCCGTCGGATTTTCGTCTGCAAATGTTATCATTTCGTCGTAGGTTAATCTTTTTAGAGAAAGTTTTGTGAACCACTCTTGAACCGCGCTTGCATCAGGAAAATCGCCATTGCTAATATCATCAGGATATCCCATTAAACCACCTCTACTAAGTCATATTTAATTTTCCAAGCCATAACATCAAATTCTATTCCCTCTATTCTCATTGGGGTATTATACAAAGAAAAAGAAGATTTTGCAAATGCTTGATTATAGTAAACTATATCAGTATCGCCCCATTTTCTATCATTATCGCCCCATAACCATAATGGGAACACTGAATTTTCGGGAATATTTACATCGAGAATATCGCCCAACTCAAACTGAACAAAAAATTTAACTGAAAGTGTAGCTCGTTTGCGGATATCTTTTGTGTAGGCATAAACCGTCGGAGCGATAGCGTCTGCCACGTTTACGGATTTTGCAGGCAATAATTGCGAGGACGATATACCGTATTCTTTTAATCCGTATTTTTCTAAACTATTAGGCGAAGCGTCGCCCTCGGTTTCGCTATCAACAGTTTTTATGTAGATACCATACTGAACATCTATCCTGTTGAAAATTCTATCGATACCCTCGGAAAGGTAATCGATACCCTCAAAATTGTCGCCGTTTATTTCGCCAACAGAGGCGATAGTGCTTTCTCTTGGTCTGAAAATAAAAACATCATTACCTTTAAAACCTATTTCGTAACTAACCATTTCGGCTAATTGGACTAGCGCATCATAACAATTTAACCCTGTTAAATTTACTAACGGAATCGTTACGGTTGACGTTTTCCAGTCAATATTCCACTCCGCCAAAGTTGGAGTAGCTGAACCGTCGGAATTGAATACCATGCGAATTTTTACATAGCGTTCAGTAGCCGGCAGCGTGCCTGTGTTTTCTATATCGACGTAAGAACTGTATGTGATATCATCGGAGCTTTCCGCCCATTGAATAACTGAACTGGTATTGGTTGCGTTTGCTGCGGAGGCTAAAACTCTGCCCCAAGTTGTTAGGCTAGCTGTACCGTCTATAGTCGGGGTCTCATATATTCCGTAAGGGTAATAATCGCCGAAATTTGTTTGGACTAAATCAGACTCGGCAATATCTGAAAATAAAAAACTACTGCCGCCTGATAAAAATTTATGTACCTCGGCAATAATATAACCGGGTGTGTTATGTGTGGTATCAGTTGCCCAATTCAAAAGATAATTTTGGTTCTGCCAAGTTGAAGAAATTCTAACTCTAATTAGTAAATTAAAATTACCGGAGCTGTCTCGACTTATCCTGATTTCGTGATATGCCTGTCCGCTCAATGTGGTTAAAATTGCGTTAGCTAAAATGGTTTCAGACCCGGCGGTTATCTCAACTAAATAAAGATAAATGCCTGAAATTTTAAGAGCGTAACCGTTTGTGCTTGTTGGGTTTCCTGTATCTGAAATGAAATGAAAATACACCGGACCGCCTGCCTCGCTTCCGCCCCACTTGTTAAATATCCATGTTCCTACTGTTTCCGTTGCGGCAGTATAGGCATAATAGTGTTGGCTCGGGTCTCCACTATCAACTATACATCTGATGCTTGTTGCGTCATATCCAGAAACTGGGTAAACGAAATTTGTTACCGAATTATCAGTCCATGAAACAGAAATTTTATTATCAGCATGAAATGTTTGTTTTAAAAGCACTTCGCCTGTCGACTGTTCAGTATTGGTATTAGTTCCTAAATCAAAATCTGTTTCATCGGTTTGGGTAAAATTGTTTGTTGCGTCGGTTGAGAATATCGCCGGACTGATTTCTCTATTTGGTGCGGTTACGCCTACGGTATCGCAAATCTGCCCCACAATCCATTCTATAGATTTATCTTTAAACCAATAAACGTAAGTAACCCATAATGACTCTGTGCCAAGTAATGCCTGGTTTAATGTAACCTTTAGTGGATTATCATAATCGTTTTCATCGCTTAAAGTGAAATCGTCGTCAGGTAATAATTCCGTGGCACTACCCGCCCCGCCAACGGTCAGCCCTTTTTTTACGGACGAATAAGCTGCGGTAAATCCGCTACCGTCATTAGTTACTGTGAATTCTGTACCACTACCTGAACCCACTAATTCGTCGGTTACAGGGGTACTTATTGTTTCTGCTGCAAATTCTGAAAAGTTAGCGAGGTGCCCTCGCAATACTATGTCTACTGTTTTTCCGTCAGGGCGATATGTGGGGTCTTGATAAATAAAACCTGTAAATATATATTCTGTTTCTGTTGACTCGTCGTAAATTTTAGCCCCAGCCTTAACCACTATTTTAGAGCCGTATAATAACTTATCAGTACCGAAAAAACCGTTCTCAAAACCTTGCTTAAATTTCTGTTTTGAATTATTAAAAGTTATCGTACAGTTAGACAACTCCCATTGATTATATTTAACTTTATCTAGTTTCCAAAGGATAGGCGAAACTCCGCCGTCGCTCGTTATATAGTCGGTAATATCAACAGCATCGTCGAAAACATAAGCCGAACCGTTCCATTTTTTCACATACAAAAGTACCTGCTTTCTGTATTGCGGGGTTTGCGAGTCTAATTGTTTTTCTAATCCTGTTGTAATTTCTAGCATTATTTTTGTTTAAGATTTAAGGTTAATGTAAAAAGTTGTGTTTTCCTTTCAAAAACTTCTACCGGGCGTGAAGCTAAAGCCATGGTGTAAATTGCGGTCGGGTCATAATCAGAATAAAATGCATACGTTAGGAACTCATTATCGGTTAATGCTTCCTGTAAAGTATCCCTTTGTTCTTGAGTTAAATTTTGAATAGTTAATTCTCCGCCGAATTTAGTAAACTCGGTCCATTTAATTAACGGTCCGTTATGCGTTCTAAAATGCCCCTCTTTTGCATCGTCTTGGCGATTAAATTGCGTTAAAGCATTAAGCTCCAAAACTAATTTTAGTATCATAATTTCGCCTATCTTTTTTTCTTCGTTAATATTTTTAGTAAATTGAGGTAATAAAATTATCTTTTTCGGAATTCTGCTTGGTATCAACACTCGGTTCATGTCCAGCAGAAAATCAGTATCGTTATTGAAGAATGCGCCTAGCGAAGTCATATACCAAAAATTATTATTCATGTCGATTATCTCGCCGCCGCCCTGCTTCCAATTTGTGTTCAGCATGGCGATATGGTCATAATCGTGCGCCACAATTCCGCCCACATCATTTTTAAACGCAAGCTCGATAGTTGAAACTATGGCATCCGAATCTTCGCCCACAGATTCCCAATAAGTGTCTCTTTTTCCGTCGGCGATAAATTTAGCGGTATCGCCCCCGCTTGAAACTGAAATCTCTGTGTTCGCATCTACAGAATTTGGTAAAAAAATCTTCATTGCATTAGGTAATGTCATCGTGATGCCTCCCCACTTCTTGACTGTGCGACCGAACTTGAAACTTTAGCAAGTTCTACGGCTTGAGTTGCCCCACGTCGCATAGCTTCTGTAATTTTAGGTATGATGCTTTCGTCTGCGGAGCCCTGAATATTAACTGTGTTAGTCATGTTAATAGGCTGTAATGGTCTAGCCCCTAGTGATGCAATTTTATTAACCGCACCGCCAACGCTCATACCCTGAAGTCCTAGGCTAGAGGTTATGGCTTCGGGTAAAATAAACTCTTTTCTATGTGCAAGCCCTGCGACTTCGTTCGGGTCCCCTGCTCCTGTAAATCCGCCACCTTTAAACCCTAAAAACTTTGAAAATGTGCCAGCAAGTCCGCCGAAAATTCCGCCACTAAATAAATCTAGGAATCCAAACAATGCCATTTTCGCAACCATTTGCCCTAGCAAGTCTGTAAATGCTGCTAGCACCGAATTAAAAAACGATTTAATCATACTGGCTAGCATTGTAAACATATTTCCGCCATCGGAAATTATTGAACTAAATGCACTTGCAAAACTACTTTCTATTCCAGATATTGCGGAAGTGAAACTAGCACGCCAATTAGTGCCAGCGTTTGCCATTTCGATGAGCATTTGTTTCCACCCGCCGGAAATTGTAAGTCCAGCGGTTGCATAGTCAGCCGATAGCTGAACCAGTGCTGCTTTTGTCAAATTAGCGGCTTCTTGTGCGGTGAACGCAACAGCTATCTTATTTTTTTCTGCTTCGATTCTAACTTTCCCGAAAAAAGCTAAATAATTTCTTCCTTTTTCAGTATTCATTTGCGCTACAAAATCAGCAACCGCCGCAGCGTTAATTTTCTCTCCTGTCGAACCGTCCGCTTTAATCCTTCTTCTTTTAGGTCTTTTTCTTTCAAAAGGGCGAAATTTATCTCGAACTGTCCCTGACATAGTAGCTAGCAAGTCTGCTATAGACTCATTAATATTGTCTGTAAAAGTCAAGCCGAACTCTTCGCTAAATTCTTTATCTAACTGTTTCTTTAATTTGCCAGCTTCAGCTACTCCTTTCGTGAGCATTACATGAATTACCCCCACGGTATTCCCTATTCCTGTTCCCATTCTTGAAAAAACTTTTGTTGTGTTTAAGGCTAGCTTTGCCAACACCGATATTACTTTCGCCACACCTCTTATTATTGACACAAAGCCGCTACTAGCTTTTGCGGCTGAATTAATCTCCACGACCCACTCCGTAAATACTGGGAGCAAGTCATTGCCGATAACTCCAGCGATATCTAAAAGGTTAGACCTCATGAATTTAGTTTGGTTTGCAAAAGACCCCCACGACCTAGATAAGTCGCCGATACCTTTTTGAGATTGCTTTATTGCGATATCTAAAGTCGTCAAGGCTTTAGCTTGAAGTAAGGTTTTCCCCTCAACCTCCCGATACCTTTTTACACTGGTTCTAAATTCTTCGGATTGCTGTCTAACCACAATTCCCAACGCTTTAACTTGCTCTGTTTCTCCCACCAGTGCCTTTGTTAGCGCAGCGCTAGCCCTAGTTGCTCCGCCCTCGAGATTAGTGAACGATGCTAAATCTACGGCTAATTTAGAAACTTTTAACGACAAGTCTAATGCTGCCTGTTCCTGAAATCCGAAACCCACAAGCAAATCGCCTGTTGCCGCTAACATGTCTTTAGATTCTACTTTTGCTAATCCATAATTTTTCGACAAATCTTTAAATGCCTTTTCGGAATTTGCTGACACGTTTTCAAAAACAGCATTAAATTTATTATCTATTTCCTCTATGTCTGAGGCAGCTTTTAAAAAATGACTCGTAACTCCATGTACTGCCCTAAAAGAAAGTACGCCTAGTAAAAGATTAGCACCTTTAGCGAACTTCTTAACTCTCTTTTCTAATCTATTGACAGAATTAACCGCCGCATTAAAACTCTTTGCGTCGATGTCTAATCCGAAATCAGCTACTAATGCTGGGTTTGCCATATCGTTACCTTGTCGGGAATCCTATTGAGGATAATTTTTCGTTATCGCTTCGAGTGTCGGTTGCTGCTTTATCTTCGTCTGATAACCCAAAAATAGTGCTTATTTTTTTATACAAATCTAAGTCAATATTAACAGCTTGGTTTGTTGCCCAAAAAATGAAAGCAGGACTTTTATTATAAAGTTCTTCAAAAGTATACTGTGGAAATTTCGCCGCTATTACCCTGAAAGCCAGAGCTAATCCGTCTTCATTGCTTTTGTTACTTTCAGCACGGCGGACAGAAAAAGCGTTTTTATTTCCTTAATTTGCGAAACTTCTAATGCGGCATCAATTATTTGCATGCATTCAAGTATTGATAATTGCCCCACCTTTTCTTTAAACTCGGAATTAGCATCAAATTTGCAAAGCAAAATTAATATAAGTTGCGACGGTTTAACTCCGCACGATTTTAACATTTCCGCACTTCCTGCTTCTGCGGCATTTAGCATAGATTGATAATTTCCTGATGCTTCCTGCAGTGCATCAATTTGCATTAGCGTAAAAGGTTTTAACGTAAATTCGCCTAACGAATTTTTAATAGTTTTTGTTTTTGGGTTTATTGCTTGTTCGGTACTAATATCCATTTTAAAAGCTCCTATTTTAAGGGGCGGATTTCACACCGCCCCATGTTATTTTATTTATGCACCTGTGAAATACGAAAGGTACGGTTCCGCTAAATAATTACCGGCAGAATCTTTAAGCCCTGTCGTAACTGCAAGCTGGTAGGTTTCTGTCGCCCAATTATTAGTCGGGGTAAATGTAACTACTTTAGTGGTGGAATCATATGTTATCGAACCAGCGACTAAAGTATTAGGCGTTCCCTGTAAGTATATGCTTATCGTTGCGCCGTCGCCACTACCGTAAACTATAGTGCTTTGGTTCATGCCGTTGGTTTCCGTGATAGTCATTGTTACGATAGTTTTGGCTCCGTCAACAACAGTACCAGCTTCGGCGGGCGAGGTTATAACAATAGTAGGTGCAGTTGTGTCTGCTCCAGTTTCCGTAGAGTATCCGTATTTTTCACCAGCGGATTGGTCGCAATCGTAAAGAATTTCAAACTCAACGTCATGTAGAGTTTCTTCGTCCCGCTTATAGGCGGGCGATGTTTTGCCCGTAGGTCTTGCCTTGTGAAATACGTATTTTCTAGTTCCGGGACCGGGACCTTTTACGTTTATATACATTGTTTTTTCTACATCTTCTGTCGGCGCGCCTATCGAAAGTCTTGACCCAGCGACCGAATCGGTGGGTAATCCAAACGCTAAAGCCATGTTTGCAAGAGTGGCTTCGCCCATGGAGAACGTAACTTTATAAGAAATCTCAGTTGTTACCTTCCCAATAGTTCCTAGAACTTGGTCTACTTTAATTTCAAGCTGTGTTTCGTCTTTTTCAATCGCAACACCGCCTTTAATGAAACCTAAATCACGTGCCGCGGATTCGTTTTCACCATACTCGCCTACTTTTATGGTGTTTGTTCCTTGAACTCCAACTACTATGTTTGCTTTTGTACCCATTAGTTTTTTCTCCCGAATTTAAGGGCAAACTGCAACACCCTGTGATATATGCGGAGACCATTATTATCTTCATAAAAACTATCTCCGCCGACTTTTTTAGACCAATAGATATATTCATTATCGGCTAGAATTACTATTTGGTCCTGTAAATCTAAAATTGTTTTAAGTCTTTCTGCTATTACATCTGCATCGCCGAATTTTAGCGTGTAAATATTCATGTTTATAACGATATCGTCCAAAACTTCATCACGTCCGCCGTCTTGATTTACACTAAGAACTAGATATTTAGGCTTCATGTTTTCATCGGCTAAATCCCAAAACATGCGTGGGTTTTCTGCCGTCCCACCTAATAAAGTAAGCAGTGTTGAGTCATTTTCTAAGTATGCCAATAACGCTTTTAACATTTATTTCTTCCACTTTTTGGCGGCTTTTTTTATAACCCGCTCTAAACTTTTTTTAGCGGCAGACTCGTTTCTTCTTATTGTTCCCCAAAAAAAAGGTCTAGCTGCCATGTTGGTTGTTCCATATTCTAACATATGCCCATAAAACGAATTTGAACCGGGGAACTTTACACGCACTCTTGCGATAATCTCTTTTCCAAAGCGAGGCTTGAATAATTTCCATTTCACAGAGGCTTTTAAATCGTATTTTCCAACGCTTGAATTTAGCTTTTTTGTTTCTCGTGTTTTTTGAGAATGTGGCGCGCTTCCCTCTGCCGACGGGTCGCCGTTGCCGTCCGCCAATTTACCCTTAATTTCTTTTACCATTTTAGCAGATGTTGATTTTACGACTTTTTTAGCTCCGTCCTCTACGTTTCCACGAAATTGTTTTAGCTTTTTAATTAATTCTTTTTTGCCTCTTAAGGTAAATTTTTTAGCTGCCATATTAAGCCCCAGTGGGTGCTGGTCTCGTCGGACCTACATGAATCTCATAACACATTAAATCTAAAAAAACAGTCCGCATATCAGGTTGCTCAACTCGGCTTATTTCAAAAATTCTGCTACCCCATACGACACGCCATTTTGCCAAAATGCCAGCTTGGTATCTAATTCTAATTCTCGTGTCGATTTTAGAACTAATTACTTGTGAAGCTAAAAATTCTTTTCCAGTCATAGGCCAAATTGCGGCTCTAATATCAGCGTACACATCTGTCCATGTTTCGATTTTCTGCCCGTAGTCATCACGGCTACTCGATACCGGTTGCTGTATCGTTATAACGTGCCGAAGATTACCAGCTTTTACAGGTCTCATATCCCGTCGCCCTCGTACATTATGTATGGGGCTAAAATAGCGGCGATACCTTGTGGCATTTCTTTTAATGTGATATCAGATACAGATTCACGATGCTCATAATAATGACCCGCCAATAGTTTTATAGTACTTTTAATATCTTCAGGGACTTCTGTTTCGTCTGCACCATATCCGGCAATAAAGGTAATGTAGACCCCATTAGCTGCCCTAAGCGTTGTAGTAGGATAACTAACAGAACTTTTTTTAACAATTCGCGCCGGAACTGAAACGGTATCGACAACATAGTTATCAGAACTCCATACAGTTTCATTGTCATCTGAATCAATATAGGCTATAGCTGATATCGCCGAAACTGGTCCTATCGGAATATATATAGTGTTCGTTCGATATTTTCCTATAATTACTGGCGAGGTTGAGATATCAATGCTGGCAGATACATTAGAATTAATACTGCTATTTATAAAAGGCGGAAATCCGTCAAGCCAATATTTCCATGTCGAATTAATAAACCGCCGACCCGTTATTTTTTCAATAGTGCCTCGAGCTGCCGAAATATAAGCTGATATCAAAGTATCGTCATCAGATATATCTATCCGTGAATGTAACTTTTGTTCGGCTAGTGTTACAGGCTCTTGGACTGCGGCGGTTATTAATTCTAGTGCGGGCATTATTTTTTACCTTTACTTTTTTTACCTTTTTTAGGTTTACTGTTTTTAACTTTTTTATCTTCCGAAATGTCAAGCGATTTATTTTCAATAGGTGCTTCTTTTTCAGGTTCTTTTTCAATAAGCTCTGCATAATTTCCGGCGATTAAAGCCTTAGCTTTATCTTCAGGAAAATCTACAATAGAACCAGCTTTAAAAACACCTAAAGGCGAGCATGACATTGCTTTTAACTTAATTTTCATTACCAAACCGCCTTCCACGAGGTAGCGGCTGAAACAGTCTCTGTTGCGATATATAATGTGTTATCGCTAGTTAAATAGCATTGTGAACATTCTGCGTATCCGCTTGTTGGAAGGGCGGCTTTTGCTCCGACAAAAGTACAATCAAATGCGGTTGCGGTATTAGACGATACAGTAACTTCGGCAGATGAAGTAATGCCCGAAACAGACATTAAACCAGTAGCGGTAAATGTTGAACCGCTTACCATGGTTAAAGCTCCGCCAGTTTCTACCGTAATAGTTCCGCCTGAGCATACTTTCTGTTCACTTCCGCCTTGTGCGGTGTAAATATCCGTAACATAGGTTGCGTCGCAAGCTGCGTAAATCAAAGCAGTGCCTCCTCCGACTAAACCAAATGTAATTGCAATTATCATTAAAATTCTTTTCATTTTTCGCTTTCCTTTACAACTCCCCCGCCCAATTGAGGGCGAGGGAATTATTTAGTTTATTTAGTTCCCTCGTCGGGAGTAGCCAGCTGATTAACTCCGTCAACGGTTGAGCTTTGCACGGTCGGCATGCCTTTGGGACCGAACTTGATAACGCTGATGCTATCAACTTCGACGTTAGCGGTTGCGCGGTCAATCAATGCCTTGACATATCGCTCCCCAGGATTAATAATTTCAATAATTATAATCTTTTGAGTTGCGGTATCGCCACTTGATATTTTAGCGGACCCCTCAAGGTCAGCATAAGCATCGGCATCGGCATCGTCGCTTGACTGTTGCAAGTAACAATTAGCGGTTCCTGTTGAGGTTATGGCTCCCAAAGTGAATATGAAATACGCACTATTAAAGCCTTTCATATCAACAGCATCAGAAGTTAATGTATCCGATGTTCCTGCCGCTTCTGATTCTAAAATGCGTTGCATTTCGCCATTTTTTAATATAGATTGTTCCATTTTATTTTATTCTCCTTAACTGTCAGCCAGTTTCATTCGAGCAGATGCCTCTTCAAGCACGGGCATGCCGTCGGTGTATTTTCTACCGATGTAGCCGACTTGGTTTGTTTCTGCGTATTTTTCATTAAGCACTTGCATTTCCATGCCAGCGGTATCCGCAATGTAATAGTAACTTAAATCAGTATACAACCCGATGTATTCGCCAGCTGTGAATGTGTTAGGCATAAACTCTGATTCTGTTACGGGGTCGCCATATAGTCTGTCAGGCTCTCCAGCTTGAACTGAGGGCTGCCAGATGTATTGACCGTTAGAATCTTTTAAGAGCATGAGCTGCTTTACAGCATCTCTATGAAAAAACCAAGAAGCATTTTTTCTATATTGTGCTTTAAGCGACATTCTCGTATTAATGACGCCGTCAATAGTTATAGACGTAGTCGTATTGCCAGTCGAAATATCTCTGCCCGTTGAGATACCCATGTTGGAAGGAGTCATTAAACCAAGAGGCTGCCCGTCTCCTGTGCCAAGCAAAAAGGCTTTTTCTTCGGCAACACTAAACTTATAACCGAGTCTGCTTAATATAAAATCCATGGCGTACGAAGCGTTGTGGGTTAACAGTTTTGATATTTTCAGCAATTTAGAAAGAAGATTAGGTTTAAGTTCTCTTTTTCCAAATTTCATACTAGTATCTTCGGAAACCGCAGGGCTAATTTCACCAGTCCAGTCGGGGTCGCTGGGGTCGTCGGTCAATGTAGGAAAACCCAAAGACTGTACGCCGTCAGTTCTAAATTTACTTGCGCCCGCTCTGATGTAAACTAAATCCTCGAGGGTGGCGATGATTTTCTTTTCAAAACCGTCGGGAACAAGGTACCCGCCGGAGGTAGGCAAGTCTTGCTGTAGTGATTTTTTCTTTAAAGCATCGATAGTAGCGGAATCTTTATTAATGACATAATCTTTAAACGCTTTTTTGTATTCTTCAGTAACGTTCATCACGCCTTTCGCCTCATCGTCATTAAGATTTCCTGCGGCGATTTTTCTGCCGGCGGTTTCGTCTAATGTTCGCTCTGCTTCCAATACTTTTTCAGAAGCCTCAAAAGTTTTCTGAAGACCTTTTGCGTTACTTAAAAGCTCCTCACACTGCTTAACTTCCTCAGGTGTCTGATTACGTTCTTCTTTTACCGCTTTTTCTGCGATTGCGCGCGCATCTGTAATACATTTTGCACGCTGGGTTCTTTGCTCAGTTATTTGATTTACGAGTTCCATTTTCGCAATTCTCCTTTTTTTAATTTTCCAGTTCGTCTATTGCACTTAAAATTTTAGTGGGGTCATTTAAACCCAAGCTATTATTTAAAGTTTTTTGAACTGTAGTCAGCAAGCGCAACTCGTCAGCGGAAAGTTTTTGACCACTTTCAAGCTGCATCAGCGCACTGAAAATTTTATTCTTCTTTTCTTCTATTTCTTTATCTTTGTTTTTTAAATCTTTTTCATCTTCCATTATAACTAATGCTTTTTTTACCGCTTCCGCTAAAGAATTTGAATCGGCGGGAACGGCGACTAAAGATATTTCAAAAATTTCTGCAAGGGTTAAGTTGTTCGGATTTTTAGAATCCTCAAAGTGGAAACGTCCGGCAATCGAAATTCCTTTAGCATGCCCCTCGACATAAACTTCTCGAGCGTGTTTGATTATTGGAAAATCAGACTTTGAAAGTTCGGCTTTGAAAAATAAACCTTTTTCGTCTTCTGAAATTTCAGTCATAGAACCTGCCACGTGGTCAATGCGGTTAACGTGGTCAATTAGAACTACGGGGTTCTTTTTATATTCCTTCAATTCGTACACATAATCCCTTTTTTCAGTAAAAACAGTGGGGATATCGCCATATCTATCGGCGGAATTTTTTGTATTTGCGTACCCCTCTAAAAAAGTTTTATCGCCGTCTTTTGTTATTTTAACATCAGAAATCGGTAATATTTTTACTGCGGGTGCGGTTTGCGTTCCAATACTTTTAATTTTATCCATAATTTTTCCTATGTTTGGGTAGAATCTTTACTCATGTCAGCTTCAAGCTCAGTCATATTTGCCTGCACTAAATAAACTTTGCCTCTACCCTCGGGCAAAGGGTTCATGTCTTGTATCGCTCGAATTTCGTCGGCGTTCATCCACCCGTCAATTCTAGCGTTGTGAAAAAAGTTTGACATCGCGCCGGAATCGCCGCGCATCATGTCAGCAAGGTCGTGGCGGAAGTAGCTTGTGTCCCATTCTTTTTCGGGGACTAATTTTATCAATAATTCCTGTTCAATATTAGTTGTCCACGGTTTAATTGTGTCAGTTCCAAACTCAATAGCCTGCTGTTCGATATTATTATTAGTCGAACGCTCCATAATTCCTACTTTATGCTGCGGTATTCGGTAAATTTGTGCGATATCTTCGCGCGTTAATTTCTTTTGTTCAATCAATTTAGCATCGGCGGGACTAACGGAAATAGAATTAAACTTCATGCCCGCATCAATAATAGCGACTTTATGGTGGTTTTCTAACCCTTTATGTCCTTTTTCCCACGCTTTCCTTATATTAGCGCGAGTTTCTTCGTCTATTTTTTGCTCAGTGGTTAGAATGCCCGACGGAACGGAATCATTGCTGTAGAATTTGCCGGACGAAACTTGAGCGGCTAAACCAATGCCTACCGCTTCACAATGGGCTTTTATGGGGCTAATACCCACAATTCCGTCACCAGCAAGTCCCTTAAAGTGTAAAATTTCTTCGGGAAATAAAAATATAGATTTCCCATTATCGACTTGCACTTCATAAATTAGTTTTCCGTCTACCCTAGTGGGCGTAACCCGCCACGGCTCAATAGGCCATAATGCAATAGGGTCGCCAGCATTATTCCTTTCTATTTCAGAATAATGATTTCCGTTTAATCCTAAATTAAACATGATTAAGCTACGCCATTGAAGTGCCGTCATCTCAGAATTAGGGCGACGTGCCACTAATCTAGTTAAATTACTGGTTAGGTCTACGAATTTACCATCTTTTGTTACCTTTATTAATGAAAGTGGTAGTGCTGATATAGTTTGTGCTAAAACTTGAACGCAAGCCCAAACTGTAGGCAGTCCTAATGATGAGGATTCTGTAACGTACACCCCGGAAGACGAGGCATTTGAACACCCAAGCATCGGGATATGGGTTGTTGAGTTTCCGTGTATTGGGTTTGATTTTATCCCAAATAAGGATTTTATATTTTCAAGGAAATTTATTTTCATTAATTTATTTATTGTAATTTTACTACAAATTTACAATTATGTCAAGTTTTATTTTAGAAAAATGTTATTTCAGGCGCATCAGATTCTTTTCTCCGCATGTATCTATCGACGGAAAGTATCGAGGAGACCACGCCGTCTATTTTCTTTTGATTGCCGCCTTTTTCTGCTGGCTTAAACGGTCTAATTACACCATTTGGACCAGTTTGGACCTCTACATTATCTATCATCCAGTTCATAACCGGATTATCAGAATGAACTAATCCGATACTTTCGTCGTCTTTTGCACCTTTTATAATTTGGCGTTCAAATTCTCTTGAGGGCGGCGACATGTTTCCGTAACCTTGAGCCGTCGGAACCATAATTAAACCCATTTTTTCAGCAGTAGATGCCGCCATGCTTGCATTCCAGGGGTCATAGGCTATGTCTTTTAGGTCGTATAGTTTACTGCATTCAACCATTTGCCCTATTACGGAATCATAGTCAACGGTATCGCCAGGCGTTGCGATAATATGCCCTTGAGCCACCCATCTATCGTAAGGAACTTTATCACGGTTTTTCATTTCCTCAATTCTTTCTATAGGTATAAAAAAATATGGTTTCAGATATAATCTGCCGTCGGGCATGGGAAATATTAAACTAAACGCCGTAATGTCTATTACCGTTGAAAGGTCTAGCCCGCCATAACACGTTTGATTTAGTAGCGAACCGTCCGAAACTTTGCCAGCGCAACTATCCCATTTTTCACGCTGCAGCCAGCGAGTTAACTGGCTAGTCCATATATTAAGATTCAATCTTTTAAAATTGTTTTCATGCCGTGGATTTTCAATAGCTTGCTTTGCATCGTCTTCGATATTTTGAGCATCAAAAGTTACGCCCATATTTGGATTAGCTTTTTTCCACACTTCGGGATTTTTCCAGTCGTCATCTTTTCCCGCTTCAAAAATCATGGCAAATAATTGTTCATCTTTTTTTTCGTCTTTAATAACTTTTTTAGCGTGGCAATATTCGTCATAGCAAACGCTGGTGCGGTCGTGTCCGGCGGTAGTAATTGTGGTATGTAGTGGCTGGCTTCTTGCATAGCCGGAGCCATGTGTCATAAATTCGTAAAGCTCGGCGTCTTTAAGGGCATGTAGTTCGTCGAAGATTAAACCGTGAATATTTAAACCATGTTTTGATTTGCTTTCACGAGATATAGTTTCGTATTTTGATTGCATTTCAGGAAAAATCAAACGTCCTACGGTATGTTTTACAATAGACTTAAGGCTGGATAATGCAACCATGCGGGCAGCTTCATCGAAAACTATTTTAGCTTGCCCTCGTTCGGTTGCGGCGGAGTATATTTCTGCCCCATATTCGCCATCAGCGACTAATAAATAGTTGGCTAATCCTGCGCACAATGTTGACTTGCCGTTTTTTTTCGGGATACCTAGAAATGATTTACGAAACCTACGCTTGCCGTTAGATTTTTTTTTCCACCCAAACACAGTTCTTAGGAATTTCTTTTGCCAGTCTTCAAGCAAAAAAGGTTTATTGTGAAAATCTCCTTGAGATAAAACTAAAATTTCTTCAAAAAATATTACAACCCGCTCGGCGGAATCGGCATCGTAATAGTATTTGCCACCACATGACGTTACTTTTTGCTCAGGGCATGGCTTAACTTTTCTTTTTGCCATTGCCTTGGGTTAAAAAATTCATAAGTTTTTCTTTATCTTGGTCGGGGGTGGCGATATTTAACCGTCCTCTTGCAGACGGAGTCATGCCTAGCTCGGCAGATAGCCGGTGCATTATTTCAATCCATTGGCGAGCTTGCGAAATGTAGGGTATCGCCTGAATAGAACCGTTAGGGGTTAGTATTACATTTTTAAATTCACGAACAACCTTATCTCCGTTAGATTTTTCAGTTTCTATTAATACTGGTTTACATTTCTTTAATTCGTCTTGAGCTATAAAAAATTGTGAATGTGCATAGCAGTAATTTGAAAGCGTGTCTAGGTCTGATACTTTTAAAACGCCACTGTTTTGTAAAATCGGGTAAAGCTCGTTCCATTTTTCTACACCTATTTTATCTAAATGCTTTGGAGCCTTATATTTTTTAGGTGCGGTTGTTATTTCTGGCGAATCAGGTATTCTGCAGGGTCTAACCCCGCTTAATTTTTTAGCTTCGGCTGATTTCGGTTTAGTTCCGGGCTTCATAATGGCAAAACCCCTAGGGTCCCAACCTGTACCGA